TGACCGACACCAACGCTTGGTTCCTGACCACTGACGTTCCCAACGGTCTGAAGCACTTCGAGCGTATGCCTCTGGCTAACTCGATGGACGGTGATTTCGACACTGGCAACGTCCGCTACAAGGCTCGCGAGCGTTATTCGTTCGGCTGGTCTGATCCCCTCGGTATCTGGGGTTCTTCAGGTTCGACCTGATAGGATTGGGGGGCCTTGTGCCCCCCTTTCTTTTGGGGTATATTGATACCCATTCCGGGGTTCCCGGTGTTCTGACAGTCCCGGCTGACGACATGCAGACAGAGCACCCAAACGTTTCTCGCATGTGAGGAAAAAATGGCAAATACGACTTTTACCGGGCCGGTTCGGTCGCAAAACGGCTTCCAAGACATAACCGTCAACGCTACTACTGGTGCCGTAACTATTGACGCATCGTTTGGCACTGATGTCGTTTTGGGCACTCAGTCCCTCTCTGGCGCTGGCGCGGTTGACATTACCAACGCTTTCACTTCTCTGACTACCACAGGTGCTTCGCAAGCCTTGACTTTGGCTAATGGCACTGTAGGCGAGATCAAGATCATCAGCCACGCTGTGGACGGCGGCTCGGCAATCCTGACTCCAACGACACCTCTTGGTTTTGCAACCATCACGTTTACCGCCGCAGGCGATAGCGTCATGCTGGTTTACACTTCGGCTGGTTGGGCCATCATCGGTTCTCGCGGCGTCACCATCGCCTAATAGGAGCATCGCATCATGATGCAAACAGACGTCAAAAGTGCCACGGCCACCGCCAACGGCACGATGGTGAACCAACCCACCCGGGTCAAAGGCGTTTTGATCACTACGACTGGCACAGCCGGTTCGGTGGTGCTCAGAGATGGCGGCTCGGGCGGTACGGCGCTCATCACGCTCAACACCCCTGCGGTGGCTGAGATGTTTAACGCGTTGTTGCCCGCCGAAGGCGTGCGGTTTACGACTGACGTTTATGTCACCGTGTCCAACGTCGCCTCTGTCACGGTGTTCTATGGCTAAGACCCCCGCATGGCAACGCAAGGAAGGCAAGAATCCCAGCGGCGGATTGAACGCCAAGGGGCGAGCCTCCTACAACGCGGCCAACCCGGGCAAGCCGGGGTTGAAAAGACCTCAGCCCGAGGGCGGTTCACGGCGCGACTCTTTCTGTGCCCGAATGAAGGGCATGAAAGCCAAACTGACATCAGCCGAGACAGCACGGGACCCGGACAGCAGGATCAACAAGAGCCTGCGTGCGTGGAACTGCGCTGATGGTGGTTATGTCAAAGCCGCTGATGGATGTGCTGAACGAGGCAAAACCAAAGGTCGAATGGTTTAGAAATGGAACTGATGGTATGGAACGCCTTCCTGACTACATTTCTTGGGCTTCTAGGATGGAGTCTAAGAGAGAAGTCAGCCGAACTGCTCAGGGTGCAGATTCTTCTGAATCGCACTCGGGAGGAGATCGCCAAGGAGTATGTGACCAAAATGGAGGTTCACAGCGACATCAATCGGGTTTTGGATCGGATCGACCGGTTGGAAAAGAAAATTGTTGACTTCATGAAGGAACAACGAAGTGCCATCAGTTAGCAAAAAACAACATAATTTCATGGCGGCGGTGGCCAACAACCCAGCGTTTGCCAAGAAAGCAGGCGTCCCACAGTCTGTGGGAAAAGAGTTTGTAAAAGCGGACAAGGAGTCTGGTATGAAATCGATGAAGAAAATGGCTGGCGGCGGCATGACCACTGCCAAAATGGGCGCTGTTAAGACTGCGGCTCCTAGCCGTGACGGTCTGGCCACCAAGGGTAAAACCAAGGGCAAGCAAGTTGTCATGTCGGGTTCCAAGCCTTTGGGCATGAAAAATGGCGGCATGACCAAGAAGATGAATTACGGCGGGAAGTGCTGAGATGAGACCCAGCCGTGGCATGGGGGCCATCCTGCCCAGCAAAATGCCGGGCGGGGTTAAAAAGGCGCGTCGTGACAACACAGACTTTACTGAGTACGCCGAGGGCGGAAAGGTAAAGTCCAAAGTCAATGAGGCCGGTGTTTACACTAAGCCCGGGATGCGCAAGTCGCTGTTTGAGTCCATCAAGTCTCGGGCGGTGCAGGGTACTGGGGCAGGTCAATGGAGCGCAAGAAAAGCGCAATTGTTGGCCAAGCAGTACAAAGCCAAGGGTGGGGGCTACAAGTGAAAGACCCGCAGAAATCGCTCAAGGACTGGACGGCACAGAAGTGGCGCACCAAGTCTGGCAAACCGTCTTCCAAGACGGGGGAGCGGTATCTGCCCGAAGCCGCGATCAAAGCCCTATCCCCTGCTGAGTACGCCGCCACGACCAAGGCCAAGCGTGCGGGCAAAAAGGCAGGTAAACAGTTTGTAAAGCAACCCAAGGGGATTGCGCAGAAGACCGCGAGGTACCGATAATGGCTGAGAAATGGATTCAGAAAGCGATCAAAAAGCCCGGCGCGTTAAGGTCAGAACTTGGCGCGAAGCCCGGGAAACCGATCCCCGCGAAAAAACTTGCCGCCGCCGCAAAGAAACCCGGAATTACGGGCCAACGTGCTCGGCTTGCGCAGACGCTCAAGGGCTTGAAAAAGAAGTAAGACATGGCAACCACATCCGGCGCTTCAGGGTTTAACCTAGACCTCACAGAAATTGTTGAGGAGGCGTTTGAGCGCGTCGGCTCAGAGATGCGCACGGGCTACGATCTGAAGACTGCCCGTCGTTCCATGAATCTGATGTTCGCAGACTGGGCCAACCGGGGCATCAACATGTGGACGTTTGAGCAAGGCACGATCAATCTCGTGCAGGGGCTGAACACCTACACTTTGCCCAACGACACAGTGGACTTGCTGGAGCATGTGATCCGCACCCAAGCCAACCAGCAGTCCAATCAGGCCGACCTGACAATCACGCGTATCAGTGTTTCTACCTACGCCACGATTCCCAACAAGTTGACGCAAGCCCGCCCCATTCAAGTCTGGGTTCAGCGTTTGGACGGGCAAATCTCTCCCACCGGGTTCACATACCAGAGCGCAGATACGGGAGCGCAGACTGTAACTTTATCCAGTACTGCTGGTTTGCCCACAACAGGTTATCTGAACATTGGGTCGGAGACCATTTACTACGGCTGGATTGCCAGCGCCACCACGCTTGGTGGGGTGTTCCGTGCTCAGAATGGCACAAGCCAAACCAGCCCAGCCGTGGGCACAGCCGTATATGTCAACAACATTCCCCGTGTGACGGTCTGGCCGACACCCGATCAGGGCACTGTGGCTACCCCGTACTACCAGTTTGTCTACTGGCGCATGCGCCGAGTTGAGGATGCCGGTGGTGGTGTGAACGTCATGGACGTGCCCTTCCGCTTTATCCCCTGTATGGTTGCTGGGCTGGCCTACTACATGGCACTCAAAGTCCCCGGGGCGATGGAGCGTTTGCCGGTGCTCAAACAGCAGTACGATGAGGCTTGGGACTTGGCGTCTCAGGAAGACCACGAGAAGGCGGCTGTGCGGTTTGTGCCGCGTCGCCAGTACATCTCTGGAGCCTTCTGATGCCTAATCGGTTTTCGTCTGGCAAATACGCGATTGCCCAGTGCGATCGTTGTAATTTTCGGTTCAAGTTGAAGGAACTGAAGACGGAGATCATCAAGACCAAAAACTACCAGATTCTGGTCTGCCCTCAGTGCTGGGACCCCGACCACCCGCAATTGCAACTGGGTATGTACCCGGTGGAAGACCCGCAGGCAGTCAGAAACCCTCGTCCCGATGTCACATATCGGCTGGGCGGCAACAGTGGCTTACAGATCACAAACACCTCTGGCACCGCCCCAAGCGAAGACGGGACGGCCACGGGGGGCAGTCGAATCTTCCAGTGGGGGTGGAACCCTGTTGGCGGTTCTTCGTTTTTTACCGCAAATGAGACGCCAAACAACTTGGTGATTACGGTAAATTTGGGTACAGTAACGGTAGCAACGACATAAGGAGTCGGACATGGACAAGAAAGACTTGGCACAGGACAAAAAGATGATCGCATCTGCTGTGCATAAACACGAAAAGCGCATGCACCCGGGCAAGCCCGTAACCAAATTGCGTGCTGGCGGCAAGACCAACGCGGACATGCTCAAGATGGGCCGCAATCTGGCCAAGATTGCCAACCAAAAATCGCCCGGTCGTAAAGGAGCCTGATCATGGCAACTACGCAATACAAAAACCCCAAGTATCAGCCGATGGAAGAGGCGGGTAAATCGAACCAGAAGAAATTTCTGAAAGACACCCCTTTGTCCGTGGCCAATGCCCGTAGCGATGACTACGCCGGGGTCAAGACCAGCGGCATCAAG